GAATTAATGGAGCAACAAATAAAAACACATAAAGAAATTGATAGGGAACAAAATGGATAAACAAATAAACAGTATTAAACATATGTTTTTGTTTTATGGTTTTTTACAAAGCCCCTTAACAACAAAAAAAATCGTTAGTCTTTTGTTAAGAGGAAAGACAAAAGATGAAATATATGGAATAGGTTGTGATATTGCTAATAAGGAGGATATAGATGGATAAGAAAAAATTTATTGTAACTGGTACAATGGACGTAGGTTATAAATGCACCATTATGGCAACAACTGAAGATGAAGCATGGGAAATTGCAAGAAATAATGATCTTGAGGATTGGGAACAAATAGATGATGGGCATGATTGGACTTTAGAAAACATTTATGAGGAAAAAATAAAATATGAAAATTTAAAGGGAGTGAAGAATGAAGCAGATATCATTTTTAACAAAAAACCAGAAAAAAGAACTTAAAGAAAAAGGTTGGGATTTAATACCAACAAAATCAAATTGTATGTGGTTTGGTCAAGATTGGGATAGCAAACAAAATGCTTTATCCACAATAAATGATATAATTGATCTTGATGCGAGCGATGAAATACAAGGATATAATTTTTTAATTATTGGATATCAAAAAGAAGTAATAAAATAATGGTACAATCATACATGGGGCAATCGTTTTGCCCCCTGTACGCTTCTTAAATCACGACTTATTTAACCTAAATATCAATTTTTTTAACTTATCCCCATATTTCCTTATATATTCATAACCAATAGAACTATATCCAGCTGTATCTTTATAGCTATCCTCATGCAACGGATTAAAAGATCTTCTAACGATCTTTTGTATTTCATTAAATGCAACGACATCGGTAGCAACGAATTGATTTGGTTTGCGCCAAGATGCTTCAAGATATAATTCCATCATCTTGGCAGTTTTTTCAATAACTTCCATAGGATCGCCATATTCGTTATTTCTTTGGTTATCTACAATATCAATAACTTCATTCAGCATTAAAACTCTTTCTGGTTTATTAGAATGGTATTTCGTCATCTGGCAATTCCTCATCTATTTTTTTAACTTTAACTATTTCTGCTTTTTTGAAATGTTTTTTAACTTCTGACAAAGTATAATTAAACTGCTTATCATAATCCTCAATCATTCTAATGACTTCTGGCATATTATAGATTTTATATTCATCATCTAAATACATGGCATCAGAATAATCGTTAATAAAAGCATATTTTTCCCCTTTATCGTTGACCATATACCAGACCTTACTGATATCTTGTTTATATCCTCTTGCGACAGCTTCTTTTTCCATAACTTTGTAGCCACGAATAACATCTTCACATTTAGCAACGATTTCATTAACATTTTCATTTTGAACTGCTTGATTAAGATTAAGTCTAGCTTGTTCAAACCGAGCAGCGAGTTTTGGGCTAACCAATCGTTCCAAAGATCTAACTCCCCATTTTTGTTCATATTCTCTTACGACATTATCTACAGAATCCAGGGTTGTTTTTATGACAGACTTTTTTCCCTTATCATCTAACCAATGAGGAGCATTTTTAACTCCTACCCATTTACCATGCATACAAACCTCCTATTAGGTTTACTGTTAGCAACAACCATCTCCAAGATGGTGTTGCGAAAGTAACACCTAGGGGGTATGGGGGGTTTACTTTCGCATTACTTTCGCACAATTTCGCATACTTTCGCATATTTTTAGCCCTTTCCCTTACCTTACTTTCGCAAAAATCGACCATATTGGGCTTCATTTTCGCTTTTTTATACCAAATATGCCTTTACTTTCGCTTTTTTGATTTTGCGAAAGTAAAAGGTTTTCAATGCTATCATTGATTTTATTTAGCAGTATTCCTTGCTTATTAACTTCTTCTTCGAGCCGATCCATATCATCTTGCATATTTTGTAGATTGACTAAAATTTGTAGAATATCTTTTTTCTTTTGAAACATTTTATCTCCTAATCTGGTTGTTTTATAACCCTCAATCCCTTTACATTTTTATGTCCATCTGAAGTGGCGACTTCCAGATAACCTTGATCCAGCCATGCTTGGAGATAGTTTTTAGCTGCTCTATTTGGCATACCATATTCTATTTTTATCCAAGCCAAGAATGATCTTTGAGTATTGTTTCCAACGGCAAATGGGTTTTCATTTGTCCATCGTTTTTCAATTTCATTAAAAATTGCTATTGTTTGCGCTTTATCTAGTTTTGCTGATGCAACAAGTATTGCTTCAACTTCTCCTGTTCGATCTTTAAGCAATCCTCCATCTTCCCTAATGAATGTATGAGTAGACATATCTGCTTGGTCATTTACCTTAACGATACCTCCACAAACGGATATACCTTGCCCAGCTTCAAAGCCGAGTTTTTGCGCTATTACGATCTCATCTGCTTCTGGCATATTCCATAGCCCATACACCCATCTAGCGCCATCTACGAGTGCTGTAGTGCCACGAATTGACTCTCTAGCTTGGGTAGATTTACGAATTGAGAATGTTCCGTCTTTTCTCATATGATGCGAAACGAGTATATTGCCATTCATTGCGACACATAACTCCGACATAAGCGACCACCAATATTGAGCAGCAGCTGGATCTGTATTAATATCAGCATGAGCAAACGCTTGAAGAGGATCTATTACGACAAGAGCCACCTCTTCCATATCCAGCAATTGTTTTCTCATATCTGCATAAAAGGGAGTATAAGTATATTGCCCCATATGATGCGAAATGAACGGATTAGTTCCTCCAGCGTCTGGCATAGGCACGACAAACAAATTATTTTCTGCTCTTTGTCTTAATGTAGGATCAGATATACTTTCCATTCGTCTATGCATAGATGTAGCTGAATCTTCAGCACCGAAAAAAACGACTTTGCCGTTGTGAGTAACTTTCCCACCAAATGCTAATTCTGTATGCATTGTCTGATCGCCAGCTGCGACTTTCATTGCAAAATCTAATAATATATATGATTTACCAAGGCCACCAATTGCTGCAACGAGTCCTGGCACTCTTCGAGGGAGTATATTTTCAACCAACCATTCCTGTTCTGGTGCTTTACCAGCGAAACGATGCATACCCCAATCGGTTATTAAAAGGCGAGGGGCAGAAGATGGAACAGGAGCGACCAAGTCCAAATTCTTTCCCTCCGACACTTGAATACCAAACTGGGGAGTATTATCCAAGTGTTTTTCTGATGCTGGCTCAACATTTTGCAAAATTCTTAACTCATTATTTTTTGCTCTTTTAATTTGATACCTTGCTCTTTGTTTAAATAATTCAATTCCTCTTTTGTCATCATCTAATGAAATTCCTCTAGCTATTACTTTCTTTTCGTACAATCCCCAGCACTCATTAACGAGATCATCAACTTCTGGTAAAATTCCTTTTTGCGCCCACCAAGTCCTAATTGTTCCGAGGATCATTTTGACCATATAACCCTCTCTTCCATCAACATGTTCCCCCCACATGTTTTTTTCGCCATTTTGCAATGAAGTTTCATTAAAATTTGGGGCATCTAACATACCCACAAGCCAATCTGGAGATTTATTCATATCTCCACAATGCTCAACCTTGTAACTCTTACCAGATTTGTGGTTACTTGGAGCAACGACTATAAATCCACCCTCCCCCCTTGTATCTATTCCAGATCCAAGTGTATTCTTTCCTGTAATAATTGTTTTATCATCTGGCGCTGTAAAAAGGTAATGCATACCCCCACCACCTGTTGTTTGCTTCAATGTTTCTGGAAAATACTCATTAGACTCAAAGAGATCCATCAAGGAATCTATGCCATTTTTCCCATCTGCTGTATCAACATCAACAGCAAATACATTGCCAGACACTTTCCCTGTAACAACGCCTATATTAAAATCCTTGTATCTACCATCAAACCACATTTCCAGAGTATGCTCATCAGCGCATTTCTCTTGAAAAACTGCCCAGCGATTTGGCGCTGGGTGTTTTCCTGGAGATGGGCAATTTTTTCCTTGAGAACAAGAGCAACTTCCGTCCTCCAGAACATGATGGACAGGCACAACGCTAAATCCTTTGTTGTGCCACCATTTAGCCCATTCTAGCTTTGTTTGAGGTTTCTCCTTAAATTTCGTCATCGCTAAACTGGTCATCAGCCGATGTTTTTGGAGTAGACTCTACTGCCTTTGGTTCAACAGGTTTTGATTCTGTTTCCCCTAATGCTTCTGGTCTATCCAACCATTTAACGATTTCAAAATTAGGAATTTTTGTAGATCCTTTACCTATTCTTGTAGGAGTAGATTTAGTGATCTTAATTGCTGGCACTTTATCTTTACCAAATTCTGTTTCGCATTTATCGTAAACATTTCTGACAAAAGTAAAAACGCCAACACCACTTGCTGACAATTCTCTTATAGGTTCGTCATCAAACAGTTTTGTGCTGTAAAACTTAACATTAAAACCTTGTTTGTATTCATCACTAGGTTTTAAAGCAGAAGCTTGTTTTACATCATTATTTGGCCATTCAATCCAATCTCGACCACCAGCAAGCTTTAACCAGCCCAGCTGAATGTTCTCAACATCAACAATAACAGGGCTATCCCATGTTATATCAATTAAATCGCCTGTGGCACTTGATCTGCTCCAAGTGTCCAATTCAGCAGAGAAGCGTATAAAAGCTGCTCCCCCACCCTCATTTAAAGTTTCTAATGGCATATTTCAATCTCCTTTATTTCGCCTTTTTAGCGTTCCTATATCTGGTGGAACGAACCAGCCACCTCGGAGTAAGGTGGGATATTGCTTTTTAAGCCATAGCTTAACTCGCAATTTCGTATAGCTGGGATCAAACCCAGCCAAAACACAAACCTCATTAAAATCTTCGCTATCATGCCAAAGCCAATGGATTGCTCTTTTAGCTGCATTTTTGTTTTCAGATTTTGTTGAGAATAATCTTTCTGCATCTTTAAATTGTTGGAGCAAAACACTATGCCACAGTTGTTCGTGTGGTGTTTTAAAACCTTTTTGATACTCCACATCTGGTTTTTCGTGTTTTGCTTTATAGTTATTGTCAAATTCCTCAATATCAAATTTGTCATATGATTTACCTTTTTTCCGATTTTCTGTTTTATTATGGATAAAATTTTGCTTTAATATCATCAGCGTTGTTCCAATAAAAGCTGTCTGGGTTATGCATTGTAATGTTTAGCAGATCATCAATTTCAGAGGACACAGATAATAAGTTTTCAAGTTGTCTAACTGTTCGTTTTGCGCTTTTTAGATATTTTTGAACTTCATGTTCTTCGAGTTCTAGCCATACAAATGGATCTTTTATTCTTGTTAAGACATATAAAAATAATACTCTTACAGGTTTATTAACCTTTTTTTCCATCGCTTTTTTGTAAATAGAAGCTTGGATTCCATGACTTAAAGAAAATTTATTTGGCGCTTTGGCAGTTGTTTTTAAATCAACAATAGTATTTTGTTCTGGAAACCAATAATCAAGATAACCAATACAATTAATTTTCCCTATTTCGCCCTCTTCAAATCTTATTGGTATTTCTACTTTGTGCTGGTGTTCTCCAAGATTTGGTTTTAATGGCGTTCCTATAGTTCTTAACTGTTGAATACCATTTTGTACCATCTTTTTAATAATAGGTTCTGCTTTAGCATAATTTTCTGATGCCCCTATTAACATTGAAGTGTTTTTTGAATAATACTTTAAAGCTTCAGTAATACATTCATCTAATTCTTTTTTACTGTAGATCCCCAAATCCACCCCTAATTCTACAGCTTTACCTTGCCACATAGCAAAGTTTGTAGGAAAACTTGCCCCACCTATATACTTTGTCAACCATGCATCTGTAGCTTCTCTAGCTAAATTTATACTGCTAGAAGATAAGCGCTCTATTTCGTGAGTTTCAAATCCATTTTGATTTCTGTTGGTCGTTATTTTCAACATTCTCCCCATAAGTAAGACCATAGTAGCAGATTAAAGCAGAGTCTGCTCTTCCATGGTCTGATTTTCTTGCAAATTTTTGTGAATACGCTGGAAAGATCTCCATCGCTCTACTTCGTCCAGCATCTTTTCCCTGTTGGACTCCTACTTTTCTTTGCCATGTTTGTGGCGTTACTAAAGTAATAGGCATATCTAAAGCACAAGCAACACCCTCTACAATGCCAGCTGATCTTCCAAAGCTAAACATAGAAGAAACACCTTGTCCTGGTCTAGCGCTAACTTTCTCAATATATACAAATCCATAATGCTGTTTAAGTATATCTGCTAACAAATGACCAGAAACAATTTTTCTGCTATTGCGCTCTATAATTGGCATATCATGTATTTCTAAAACACCAGCATGAACATCAAACATAGTTAATGCTCCTGTTAATCCTACATCAATGCCCCAAATAATCATTTATACTAAACCTTTTCCAGAAACACTTGTTACAAGGTCATTAAGGTATTTATGTTCTTGAGTTTTATATAATGAAGAAACATATATAGATATTGCAGCCATAGCTTTTGTATAAACTTCATCATTTATAGCATTTAATCTAATTTTCATTGTTAAAATATAAGCGTTCTGAACTTCTGGAGTTTCAAACATTTTATGCATATTGTCATAATGAGTGTTAAATACATTCATACAATAAGTTAAATCTTCTGCTTGTTCTTTTGCTTTTTGGTTTTTTTTAACTTCGTTTGCAAAACCTTTGTTGATCTTGTTGAGATTAACAATGTTATTTTTTTTTCCTTTCATTAACAACCTCCTCCAATAAGTTATTATCATTTAAAATAATATAATCATAAATATCAAACCTTTTATTACTTTCCTTTGCAATAATAGCTAAATGCATGAGAGATTGTAGATTCATGGCGTTACGCCTACGCCATTTATCAACAGCGCCTAAAGTAACATGATTGCCATTAGCAGTAAGTGCCTTACAACACTTTGTCATGCCACCAAAATCTTTAACAATTTGTTTTGTATTTAAACTCAATTCCATTCGATACCCTAAAATTATTTTTAGTAATTTTTAGTAAATCAATTTTTGTAGATCTACACTCTCAACAAACTACTTGAGAAAGAATCTCATGGCAAGTAAAAATATATTAAAATCGTAATTTTTTTCTCTACGGAATTTTTTTCACTAGACATATCTTCCGAACTGTGTTTATTATGACGATCAACAAAGGGCAAAAAATTTGAAACGTAAATTAAAAACAATAAGCAAATCCCCAGATGGGTTAATAATTTATTTCTTTATTAAAGCTATTTGTTTCTCGCTGTTAATTTATAAACTACCTCATGCACCATAGGATTATTTTATTTTAGTTAAGCGATAACAATTTAAAAGTGCTAGGTATAAAGGAGGAATAAATGCCACAAGCTAAAGGAAGATCGCCTATAACTGGAGTTACAACCGATGTTGATATGTCAGTTAGGGCTATAAGAAAAGACGAATTTGCAAAAAGATTATATAATTTACTATTAGAAAGAGAGATGAATCAAAGTGATTTAGCTAAAAAAGCTGGATTAGGTAGGGATTCAATATCACAATATGTTAGAGCGATTAATGTTCCATCGCCAAAAAGCTTAAAGAAAATAGCTAAAGTATTTGGTTTAGATCCAAGTGAATTATATCCAAATTATGAAGCTGCTGCCGTAGAAGAGGAATTGCCAGAACAAAGTTTTCGTGCAATGCCTGGAGATAAAGAGTTTATGTGGGTTAGATTAAACATAAAACTTCCAAAAGAAAAAGCAGTTAAAATAATGGGAATTATTAACGAATGATTAGTGAAAGAAGTTTGCTTACTCAAGAGCAAGCTTCTCGCTTGCTTAAAGTGTCGTTAAAAACGATCTACAGGTTACGAAAACAGGGCAAGCTATCCACAATTAAAATCGGTAAAAGCGTAAAATTGAAAAGGAGCGACATTGAATGGCTGATAAAACGAAAGTTACTAGAGGATTACCCCCTAGATTATCAAACACAAGAAAAAAAAATGGATATTACTATGTTCTCTACCATGATAAAGGAAGAGAACAAGCACAGAGTCTACGGACAAAAGATCGCATTGAAGCTGAAACAAGATTTCTAGGTTGGCTGGAACAGCGCCAGAAAGATATAATTTCCCTCACAGAAACAGATCCTATAGTTGAAAGTTGTATAGATATATGGCTAGAACAACAGGTGGTAAACTTTACGCCAGGAATACAAATAAGATTTAAATCTTTAATGAAAAATGTAAAAGCACATTTTGGAGAGAAAAGAGTTAGTGAAGTAACAAGGAAAGATACTCAAGATTATTACAAAATAAGAAAAAGTGCAAAGATAGGGCGAAATAAAGCTTCTGATTCTACGATTCGTTTGGAGTTAAGTGAATTAAGAGCAGTATTTAATTTTATGGCTAAAAAAGTTGAGCCAAGATCAAGAAGAATAGATCCTAGAATTATACCTTATATTGATCTTCCTCCAGATTCAAAACCTAGGGATCGTGTCGTTACAAAGGAAGAAGAAGATAAGTATTTAAATTTTGCCATGAACGGAAACTATAATGGTCATGGAGTAAGACCATCTAATAGAGTTCATCGAATACAAATTTTTCTTGTTCTGGCCATAGAAACTGCTGCTAGAAAAACAGCAATTATAAATTTAAGATGGTCAATGATAGATTTTACAAAAAAGCTTTTAAACTTTTTACCAGCTGGAGAGCATCAAACTCACAAAAAAAGACCTACAATTCCCATGTCAGATTTACTTATTAATTTTTTAAATAGAGTTTATGAACAAAAAGTAAATGATTATGTATTAACAACAACAACAGATGTTACTTCTGGCATACAAAGAGTTAATAATTTATTAGGTATTGAGGGAGTTAGCCCTCATACATTTCGTCATACATGGGCAACAAGAGCAGCAGAAGATGGCGTTCCTATGAAAACTATAGCCGATTTTATGGGAGATACAGAAGAAACTGTGAGAAATAATTACTTACATTTGAGTCCAGATTACCTAAAAGAAGCTATAAATAGACGAAAATAACCTGTGAATTAAGAGATCAACACTCCTTTGTAGAGCCAAATATTTTCCGTTCTTAAATGCTAAATTTTCCGTTAACAACGGAAATTCCGTTGTTGATGTCCTCTACAGTCCTCTACAGTCCACTTAAAAACTCCCAGAAAATATGCAGATTGTTGTCTGATATGGGTTTCAACAAATCGGATTATGGTCGGGGCGGCACTAATCAAGCTTACCAATTTATTCAATGAAGTCAATGTCTGTAGAGGGAATTAAGAAAACGATTTCCGTTGTTGTTTCCGTTGTATTTTTAGATTATGTAGATCTACTAATACCTTTGTTTCTTTGGTCGCCCTTTTTTCCCTGGAACATATCTATCTCCGTAAATAAATTCCAGAATATCATTTATTCTTTCATTCTTAAAATCTTCACTTGTCAAATACATAAGCATAGGAGATCCGACTAAAGCTGTTGGAGCAGTTATCGGAGATATTGAATATAAAGTAGAAAGAAGAGGATTTACAGTTAAGTTATATAAACCTTTTAAAGCTTTAAACTCATTGTATAAAGTGTTTTGGCTGTTATTGTAAAAGTATTCTAACATGTTTTGTAAATTCTGAACTGCATAACCAGATGTTCCTATTAAACCATTAGCTAGATCTCTTCGATACTTTAATCCAGATAATACTTGATATAAAGGATCAAATGCTCCTGTAAATCCAGAACGAGCAAAAGCTAATGGGAATAAATAATCAAAGAAAAATCGTGCTTCATCTTTTTTGTTTTCTTCCCATTCACGATCCCAGCGATCTTGATTAAAGATCATCTCCCTTACTGTTGATACAATAAAATGTCCTACAAATAATGTTCCAACAGCTGGAGCAAGTGATGCAAAAACATAAGAAGAAGCATCAACACCAGATTTTGTCATGCTTTTTCCCATTTCTCTGGAAACCCCATATTCTCTTGTTACTTTTCTGGCCATTCCTTTTAAAACCTTATCTTGGAAAGAATAAATAAATGAAGTAATACCATAAACCAACCTACCTAAAGGGTTTTCTGCCCATAATGGTCTGTCAGAAATCTTTGGATTTTGAATTGTTTGATCTGTAAATCTTTGTATAGCTACAGATAAAACTAATCCCATATCTGAATAATTGCCAGAATCATACATTATATCTTCATTAGCTGGTAGTTTTGTTTTTCCTTTTACTCTTGCTCTTTTACGAAATTTAGTAACTTTAAATTCATTAAATTCAATTATGTAATCTGCGAACTGATCCATATCTGAATTTTTAACTCCAAAATCATTTAATATTTTTTTCGCTTTAATTTTTTGTCTTTCGTTTATTGGATTTTTATATTCGTATGCAATTTCACTAATAAACTGAAAGCCAATTGCAGCTGCCGATCTTCTTTGAGCATTAGTCATTCCTGTCAATTTTGTCTTGTAAAAAAATTGCTGTGTTAATCTTTGTAAATTTTTGTTATCAACAAATGCTCCTCCAATTCTATTGGCTAATATATCTCCGACAGCTGGATCATCAATAACTCCTAATATCCTAGAAAATTGCTGTCTTAATCTTATATCCTCTTGATTGCCACCTAGCTTCCTTATTCCTGGAAACTCTTGTAATGTTTTAACAAATGCCATTGCCCCTTTTGAAACACTTTCTGATTGTATGGCTGTTGTCAATGGTTCGGCAATAGACGCTATTGGCGCTCTTACTAATAAAGTAATAGACATTAATGCAGATAAATAATTTGCAAATGTATCTCCCATGCGCCCAGCTGTTCTTCCAGATCTTTGCTTTCCTGTAATAAAATCTATTGTTCTTGCAAAAGTATCAGCATCTTTTTGATCAAGTTCTCTCATTTCTCTTCTAACTAGAAACTCTATAAAATCATTGTATTCATCTTTTCCAACCTTATCTCCATTACTATCTTTTTCTGGTATTCTATGCTTGCCAAATCTTCTGTTAAATTCTGCTCTTCTTGTTGCGCCTAATATATACGATTGAACATTCTCTATTGGATCATTTATGTAAAACTCTTCTAACAGCTGATCTGCTTCTGGAGGTAACTTTCTTTTCTTTGTAAAATTGCTAGTTGGTGTTCCTTGCAAAGTATCTCCGACCTGTGATTCCCAGATATTTTTTTCCCAAAATTTAGATGAAAAATATCCGAAAAGCGATTGCATGTTATCATAAAACGCTTGATACTCATCTCCAATAAATTCTACAAGTTCATTTAAACTCTGCTCCATTTGAGCAATTTTTGTTTCATCTGGCTCATCAGACTTTTTCTCTGCTCTAATCTCTCTTTTTAAAGATTGAATATCTTGCCATTCTTCTGATCTTGTAAACTGCTGATATTCTTCGGTTTGCGCTATACCTAATCTGGATTCTTGGATAAATTGAATAACAGATTCCATCTGCTCCAAGCTATCTATTTCTATATCGCCTATTTCATTTTTAAAAATAACTTCATATACTTTTTTAGCTTGTTTTAGAAATTTAGGTGTTTTTGAATTTACAATTTCTAAATCAAGTATTCTTTGCATATAACCAGATTCTGCATATCCTATATCTAAACCAGAATTACGGATATATTCATACATTTGGTTCATTAATATTCTAACATCTTTTGCAGCACCTAATATCTGGTTAGGTACATTTTTATCTTCTTTAATCGCACTTGTAAGAATATCCCTTAACAATATTCTATCTTCATTATTCCAGCTATTTATGTCGTGTTTATCTACTATAGCTGCTAACTGTAATCCAAATTTTCTTGCTTCCCTTTCCTGTGCATCGTGGAAATTACCCCCTGTTGTTTTTGATTGTAATTCCCCACCAGTTTGTGTGGCTAACTGTTGATAAAGTATTTTCATTGCCTTGTTATTTGGGTATCTTTTAATAATTGATTTTAAGATTCCCTGTTTCTGATAGAAAAAAGGAGCAAAAGCAGTATTCTCAATTCCCTCATATACTATCCTAAACTTTCCTCTATCCCTCATTCCCTCTTTTACTTTGTCTGCTCTATCTTTTAATCTTTCATGGAATTTTTTGTTGTTCTGTATTGCTTTTCTTTGTTCTTCAAACCAGCTTTGACTTTCTTCTTTTGATACATTGTAAAAATCTCTTATATCCACCTTAAATTCTTCTGATGGTAATTTAGCTTTCTCTCCTTTGCCAAGCGCTGTATCAACGGCAATAGCATCTATTAGATTTCTCATTGCCCCAAATATTTCCATTCTTTCTGCTTCTTTGGGGAAAGTTAATGCCATTCTGGAATCTTGTATCTTCGCAAGATCTGCAAAACTTTTTGGATTTGACAATTTTTCTTTAGTAACATTAAGCTGTTCTAAAGTTATTTTGTAACCCTCATTTGTCTTTGATAGAAAATCTGCATCTAATTTATTTATCGCCATCATATAAGTAGTAAATGCTTCTCCTACTCTGGCAAACATTTCATGTGGGCTTGCCCAATAGTTTACATCAGAACCAGCAATTGCTGCAAAAAATTCAGCATCTTGTCTAAATTGTGTTTTACCTACTGAACTGGATTTAGCTGCACCCTGTAATATTCTTTGTTTTCTCTTAATTAATGCTTCAAACTTCTTTGAAAAAGCTTTAACTTTTAATAGTTCATGGTCAATTGCTTTTAACTTTTCAGCTTCAATAGCATTGTCTTGAAACAATGCTCTCATAACATTCATGTATGCCTGTTTTAATTCCAATGAAGTTTCTTCTTCAAATGATTTTTTGCCCTCTTTTCTTATTAACCCAGACATCATTAATTTTGAGGTTTCAACATTTTCGTTATTGGATTTAAACTTTTCATACATATAATGGTCTAATGCATGAAACCACTCATGTGCAAAACTGTTTACTCTTCGAGGGATAACAATACTTTTAGCATAAGGATAATAAGCGCCATAATAACCAGCTTTCTTTACCATATGGAAAGTAAGCGTTCCCTCCAGCCCAATTGCTTTGTATGGTAATCCAAAAAAGTTGGCTAATGCTGAAAGATTATGAAAGCCAGTTAATAACTGATCTACAGCTTCTTTAGGATTTGCTTTTTCGTCTTTTGTTACTTCTTTTAATCCAAATCTTTCTAAAAAAGCTTTTCGTAATATTTGAAATTGTCTTTCAATGGGGAGGTTCATGCCAATAGCTGGATCAACCCCAGCTGCTTCAAAAGCAGTAAATACTAACGCTGTTTTTTCTCTTTCTGCGAGTTTGTGGACAAGTGTTCCTGGTTTTTCTGTTCTTTGGTTTTGAAACTCTTTTTTGTCTTTGATCTGGACAAACTCCGTATCGGATCGTGGGGTAATTTCCCTAGTTTGTTCATTGGTTGCATCTGTTATCTCTTTTGTATCAAATTTCTTTTTTGCTTCTTCTAGTATATCAATAGCTTCAAACATTTGAACAAAAATATCTTGTCTGAATTTAAAAGCTTTATATGTAGTTGGATCTCGTTTCTCAAATGTTTTAGCAACATTTTCTAATTCTGATCTTGAAAATTTATTTGTGAACCCTTTAAACCAATCTAAATTTTTTAATCTATTTAATTCCTCATCTAATTTATTTGTTGCTACTAATTCTCCGACAGATTTATCAATTATTATGTATTCTCTTCCCTTAAATGTTTTTTGAAATAAGGGAAAATTTTTCCCCATAGTATTCAGCAATTTTGCTTGTTTAGATCCTGTTGGTTCTAAAGGTGTTCCATCTATGACCTTAATAGAAACATTAGTATCTAAAGTAACATTTAATTTTTTTGTTTTTGTGCTGTCTGTTTTAGTTCTTTCGCTGCTTCCCTTAACTTCTGGTTCTTGTTCTTGTTTGCCACCCTCATCATCGCTTTTGCGATTAACATCTGCGCTTCCTGTGAAGAGGTCTGTTTTTCCTTTGCCACTTGCTTTACTCCTTGCTAATTCTACTACTTCGCCTACTGTCGTTTCATCTTGTAAAAATCCACCAAGTTGTTTTGTGTTAGCTTCTTCAACATAAAATTCAAGAAGATCTGTCATAAATTTTTGCGACTTGGATCTTGTGAGTGTATCGTTATACACTCCTTTTATCAATGCTTTTACAATAGGATCTATTTCTTGTAGCATGTCTTGTTGATTAATAATATCACTTACAGCTAAATTGTTTGTCCTGGCATCAGAAATTCTTAATGCCATATCTTGTAATTGTTCGGTTATATCAAACTTGGCATCAATTTCATTGTTAGCAATTCTTGATTTTAGAGTTGCAAATTTTGGTGCTACTGACATTAAAGCATTTGTTATAGATTTAATATTCTGATCTGTGCTATCCAGCATTACTGCTAAAGCATCAGAATTTTCATAGGCCATTGCTAAAATGGCATTTTGGATTCTTCTTTGTCCAGAACTTGTCAATCTACCATCACGACTCATATTTCCTTGTTCGTTTTTAGAAACAACTTTTTGAATAAATTGCGCTACAAATGCTTTATTATTTGCACTTGTTACATCTCCACCTTGATACAATTGAACAATATCTGCTCCCATTGCTTTAGCATCTCTTTGGGCTTCTTCTGTAGTAGACATTTTAGCAATAGTATCTCTATTAGATAAATCAGCAAATTCCACTAACTCATCTACAGTAAAATTTTCATCTAAAACTCTAACTAAAACAGGCGTTTCAATTGCAGATAAATCCTGTCCTGTAATTTCTGAAATTCTTTTTTTATAATTTTCATATAATTCTGGATTACTGTTTTTTGCTTCTTGTATTGATATAAATCTTCCATTCCCAGATATTATTGTTCCGTCTTTAGTAATTATTGGTGCGCCAGTATTTGTTGTTGGGCTATCTATTAATTGCTCTGCATCAAGTTTGCTTGCTCTTTCTTTTGCTAAAATTGTTGATTCTTTTAAATCTCTATCTCTTGGCTGGAAATCTCCAGTTGCCTTTTTCAAATCTTTTGCATCTACAATAATTGATTTGACCTTAACTTCTTTTTCTGATCCTGGCGTTCTTATCGTTTTAATCTCTGATTCATAATCAGATGATTTCTTTACTTGCTTTTCCAGATCATTTGTTTGTGGATTTTCTACTTCTATTTTTTCTAATTTCTTTTTTGGATCTACTTTTATTGGATCTACTTTTTTTGGCTGTGCATCAATTTTGCTAATTTCATTGTTTAATGTTTCTATTGTTTTTTCCAAAACAGCTATATCTTCAGCGCTGGTAGTTGGAAATTCTTTAGCTAACTCCAAGCTTTTTTCTGCTAAATCCTTAACGCTTTCTAATGCCTTTTTTGGATTATTTTCATCAACAATTTCAGATATTTTATAGGAAACATTTTCTTCCAAATCTCCCTTACTATTCCTTATAGGTATGTTAATTACTGGATCATCTTCTTGTTGTATTTCTACTGGCCTTGGCTCTGGCTTTATTATGTTATCTTCCCCTTGGTTCTGTGGCTGCTCCAAGGAGGAAGTTGTTTCAGCCACAGATCCATCTTCATCAAGAAACTGGTTAAAATCAATTCCCTCATCTTTGTCCGC